CCGGAACCACATCTGGGACGGTTTTATCAGCGACTTGTGGACTCGGCGCGCGCCGGTGCATGCGTTTATCATTGTAGCTACGCGCTGGCACGAAGACGATCTGGCCGGCCGGATTATTCAAGAGCATGAGAAGAATCCGAACTTTCCCAAGTTCAACGTTTTGCGGTTTGCCGCCCAAGCGGAAGACGGAAGCTACCTGTTTCCGGAACGCTTTTCACCAGAATACTACGAGTCGCAGAAGGCGCTGGGCTCTTATGCCTGGCAGAGCCTGTACCAGAATGACCCGTCGCCGCGTACGGGAAACCTGCTGCGTGCGGATCGGGTCAATTTTGTCTCTGAATCAGAGATCCCGAAAGGGCTGGAGTGGCGCCGGGGGTGGGACTTGGCCAGCACTGCCAAAGAGCGCATGAAGGACGACCCGGACTACACCGTTGGAACCCTTGCGGCATTTGACAGCAAAATGCGTCGGCTGTATGTGCGTGACGTTGTGCGCGGGCAGTGGTCGACGCTCAAGCGCGACTACCGGATGACGCAAACTGCAAAGATCGATGCGGGGCGGGGTTGCTTTCGCGCCAACATTGAAGCCGTTGCCGGGTATGTGGACACCTTAAACCGCGTGAAGGCCACTCTTCGCGGGATCACAACAGTCCGCAAGGTGACACCGGAATCAGACAAGGTGTCGCGAGCAAGCGTGCTGGAACCCATTTTTGAGATCGGGGATGTGTATGCTCTTAAAGCGTTTTGGAATGAAGAGTGGCAAAAAGAGTTTTTGGCGTTTCCGGGGGGAAAGCACGACGACCAGGTTGATAGCCTGGTGATTGCTGTAAGCGATCAGATCTTGCGCGCCAACCGTGGCTTTTGTATTGCCTGACCTGGGGGGGGATCGATGGGATTGTATCACTGGATGGCCAATGTCGGTTTGAACGGGCTACGCCGCAAGGCGGAAGCTACCGGACGATCGGGACCGCTAAACGCAAGCTGGGAAGTGGTCATGGGGCAACGCAGTCGGCTGAAGGATTCTGATCGCTGGCCGGAGCTGACCGACGCGCAAAGACTGGAAGCGTATTGTGTTCATGCGATCGTGTACGCTTGCGTCCGGCTTATCTGTGACAGCTATCATACCGCTTCACTTGAAATCGGAACATGGAAGGACAAGAGCTTCAAGCCGCTCAAGTCTCACCCTGTGCTTGACCTGCTGTACAACCCGAATCCCCATATGAGCTATGCCGAGTTTATGGAAATGCACATCATGAACCTGCTGCTAGCGGGAAAGGGTTTTATCTGGGAGTACCGCAACCGGTTGGGTGTTGTGACTGAAATCTGGCCGGTTCCAAGCCACTGGGTCAGGATCGCTCCTCGGGGTGCGCACGGTGAAAGCCGCTGTAAAGCGAAGAAAGCCGAACACCGGTTTATTTCACACTACGAAGTATTGCCTGCCGGCGCAAAGAAGCCGCTGATTGTCCCGACCAAAGACATGACCTATGTCCGGATGCCTGACCCAACGAACTATCTTGACGGGTTGGGCCCACTACAAGCGGCGTGGCGTAACCTGCGAATGGATCTGGATCGGGAAAATTATCTAGGCGACATGCTGGATAACTTGCAGGTGCCGGGGCTGATTGTCCGGCAGGAAGAAGAGTTTTCGCCTCAGGAGCGGGAGGCCGTACGCACGGCACTTGAAAAAAATATCGGTGGGCGGAATCGCGGCAAGCCACTGCTGTTGTGGGGAAAGAATACCGGTGTGGATGCGGTGGCACCGTTAGCGGATTTGGATTGGCCCGGGTTATCCGCGATGGCTGAAAGCCATATTTGTGCGGCGTTTGGTGTGCCGCCGCTTCTTGTGCATGCCCGTGTTGCGCAGGAAAACAGTCCGCTTTCCAGTCCGAACCTTGAGGCGGCCGAACAATTATTCTTCCGCACGACCATGACCAGCCTGTGGATGCGAAGCGCAGCAGCTCTGACTCGTGGGCTTGTCCATAACGAGGGGTATGACACAAACCTTGAGCTGAGGCATGACCTGAGCGAAATCAAGGCGCTTCAGGAAGACCTCACAAAGACAGTCACTGTCGTTGACCTTGGTGTCAGAAGCGGCGTGATGAAGATTAACGAAGGGCGTGAGAGGTTGGGGCTTGAACCTGATCCGGAGCTTGACGGGATGTATTTGATTCCGGTCGGCATGACCCACTTTAAGCCCGGAGAGGAAGAAGAGAAGCCGGATGCGGATGAGTCTCAGGGGTGGAATGACGACGAAGACTTAGAAGACGGTGACGATGAAGAAGCGGATCTCGATGGCGAGTCCGATGATGATGATTCAGAAGAAGATGAAGGGTAATAAGATGAAAATGATCGTGATGCTTTGTGTGATTGGTATGGTCTCGTTGGCTGTTGGCTGTACGTATACAGACAACTATAAGGCCGCAACGGCGCGGACAGCCGCTGATATTGCAATGACAGTCTCGGCAGAAGAGGCGGATCTTCCGCAGGCGACAGTGGATCAGATTTCCAGTTATGCCGGAACTGTCGAAACGTATCTGTCTGGTAATGAAATTGCCACGTTGACCAATGCGGAGCTGAAAGCGGCAATCCTTGAAAAGATTCCGGATGATTACGAGACGTACTTCTCGCGACTGCTTGGCAAGTTGGATGATGACGACGATACCGTAATTGATTCGGAGACGTTGCGGGTTTTGATCAATGTGGCGGCGGGAATTAAAAATGGTGGTGCTTATTTTATTGCTGAGGATGAAACCGGTTCCAACATCGAAACGGAGTAAGTGTGATGTGGGGAAAATTTAAGATTTTTTGTGATCTACTAATGCGGAGGCTTTACTGATGAACACGATTGAATTGATGAAGACAAGGTTGATGGCGTTCTTGATGGTTGCTGTGTGCGGTGTTGCCGGAGGTGGTTGCGCGCTGTTTTCCTCTGATGCGAACTCGAATACGGCAGATAACGTCGAGGATATCTCCAACGATATTTCGGAGATCACCGAGCAGACGGAAACGGCGTTGACGAAGCTGTCGGCGTATATTACTGACGCGATTGACGGCGTGATTGAGGTCGATACGGAGACGCTGGAGAAACTGCAAAGCGTTTCTGAAAAGATAGCGGACATTTCAAGCGGCCTTGCTTCGGTTGGTGCGGCAACATCGACAACAACGGGGTGGAGCAACGTTTATTTGACCTCTGCGACTGCGGCTACTGGTGCGACGAGCGCTGTCTTTGGTGCGCTTGCAACGTTCTTTGCCTCGTGGATCAAGCGACGAAAATCGTCAACGACCACGACCACGACAACTGAAACCGCGACCGATACGACGACAATGGATACGACAGTAAGTACAGAAACGACGGACGCAAGTGAAACCACAACTGTAACGGCTGGGGAAACCACATGACGATAACAGGGCGAATCAACCCAGCCGGTGCCGATGTGGTCCATACCGATGTGTTGGTTCTCAGAAAGTATCGGTATCAACAGTGGGCTGCAGGTGTTCAGCGATGGAAGGTTGTGTACACGGCTGGATTTACTGCTGATACCGCACCGTCAGGGCTGAAACATGCCATCCTTGATCTGGTTTACCGCGGCTACACGAATCGGGGAAGCAAGAGTCAGCAAAGCGCTGCGGGATATGGGTATAGCTGGCAAGAAATGGCCGGTAGTGACCTGATGAGCAGGATACGGAAGTATTCGTACCGGTCGAGGATCATCGGATGAAGATGCCAATGACACGGCTTCGGCCAATCAGAACCAGCGACGGTGCTGGTGGCGTCACGACAAGTTACGATGCCGGCGCAATCATCTGGGGAAACGTTGAAGTAAATGCAAATGAAGTCACCGTATCGAATGTGGATGTCATAGAAGATGTCCAAGTCGGTGATGAAATCGAAATCAGCGAATAGGAGGAGTGATCGTGAGTGAAAAAGCAAATACCAATGATGTGAAAGATTCAACCGTGAAGGCTGGTATTGAAACAACCGAATACGCCCGCGCCAAGAGCGCCAGTGTTTGGGGTGTTGTCGGCATGGTGCTGGGGACAATCGTGGCGATGGGTCCACAGGTGCTTGAAACCATGTCCGGGGTGGTGCCGACAAACAGCAAGATTTATCTGGTTGGCGGTCTGGTTCTGAGCCTTGCATCTGTGCTGTACAAGTTTGGGATCGATGCCGGATATATCCAGAGCCGCACTACAGTCAAAGCGAAGGCTGAGGAAAGCAAGATTGCGGCACTGATGACTGCTGCTTCGGAGGCGACGGACTCGGAGGAATGAGCATGTGGCAGTTACTGTCCGGTGCGTTCAGTCCGCTGGTGCAAATCATTGTGGGGGTATTGGCAAGTGTTCTCAAATTCTGGGTGTCTCAGCCAAAAGAAACGGTCAAGGTGGTCTATGCGGCTTCGCAATTACCGGAAGGTTCTGTATATAAGCCTACTCGTCGTGACCTGCTGCGTAAGTGGTCTGGGGTGCTTGACAAAGACACAAACTGAAATCGTTCACGTCAGCATGACGCCGTTTCCGGAAGAGGCAAACGGCGTGTTGGCCGTAGCGACGAACGAAAAGATCAGAGTTCGGGTCGTTGGTACCGACAACGTGACCGAAAAGGATGTCGGCGGCTACATCCTTGTGCATAAAGATGACTTCAAGGTGCTGGTGCAGAGCCTGAAAGATCAGAAATAGGGGGAATCATGCAGATTGACGGGGCGATGGTCATGAAGGCATTCGGACTGGTATTTACTGCGTTTTCCGGCCTTGTGGCTGTGATCTGGGCAATGCTGAATAAGCGAATCGGTACGATTGAAGAGCAGGCGCAAATCGACCGGAAAGGCGTTCAGGGGGTTGTGAACAACATTTACGACGAGATCAAAGACGTCAAGGACAAGACGTCGGAATCGGATAAGGAAATTCTGAAGGCAATTGGTGATGTTCGTGAGGAGATGGTCAAGATTTCAGCGTCCAGTGGAGAGCGCCGCGCTGGTTGCATTGAAAAGTTCGCGTCGAAAGACGAGTTGAACCGGTTGGCCAGCGAGGTGAGGAAGTCTGCATGATCAAAATGCGGTGCCGCACATGGATGAATACACGCTCGGTGACGAATGCTGCCAGAAAGGCAGCAATCCCGCGCCTGCGCGAATGCACGTTGCTGGTTGAGCGCGAAGCAAAACGCTCGATGAAGGCTGGCGGGAAGATGCGGAGAGTAAAAGGATCAGGAAGAAAACGCACCCGATGGTCAAGGCGTTTCCGCTGCTGTTCAAAGGATTGAGGCTGCGATGATCAAGAATGCGATCCGGAAACTACTGCTTGCCGACTCGTCAGTGACCAAAAAACTGGCCACGTATTCGTTTACCTCTGACGGCACGAAAGCACCGGCGATTTTTACGATACCAGTGATCCCAGAGGACGCCACATATCCGGCTGTTATTTTGTCTTCGATTGGCGGGGCTGATTGCGGCACAAGAGGTCAGCGTGGTGTTGGGTACGGCGATGCGCAGGCTGGTTTCAGTGGAGACTACGCGAAAAAACTTAGCGTTCAAAATCTGGTTTGTGACGGAATTACAGGGGGATATAACCTTTCAGATTTAACTGGTGATGATGGTACCTACACCGATTGCGAGATCATGGAAAATTGCTCCGGAAAAATCTTCACTGGATGCACGGACTTGACAGGATGCCATGCTGAAGAGAATTTCACGACTTGCAGCCTGATGGAATCATGCACCATGCAAAGCGATGAATATAGTAGTTCATACGGTCTCTTCGATTGCAGCAATGTTTCCAACATGACCATCGTTCATACGATTTCAGGCTGTTCCGATTTGTATAACTGTAATGTGACCGCTCACAGCACCACACCATACAGCTACATCGTTAATTGCACAGGGATGGAATCATGCTCGATATCAGGCAACCATAAGGGGTTTGCGGGCTGTTCTGACCTAACAGATTGCACCGCTGACAGCATCATTACGACTTCATCGGACTATACGGGGATTGGCTTTTATGACTGTGATGATTTGACAGGGTGCACTTCTTCAAATAATGCCGATGTCGGGTTTTATCAATGCAACACATTGACAACCTGTTCGGCAACGAACAATACCAACTGTGGATATTTGGGCTGTACCGGCATCAGTTCAGATTGTGTTGATTCGGGCAATGGTGGCAGTAATTGCGACGAGGTACCGGAAGAATGAGTATACAGGGAAAAATCAAAGCCAATCTTGAGGCATACAGACAGCATGGCATAAAGCCACAAAGGACTTTACCGAAAGGGTCTTCTGCAGCTATTTCGATTGAGCCGCCTGTTTGCCGATTTCGTGGTCCACTGGTTGGCAAGTGTAAGTGCCTGAAAGAAAATTCGATGTATATTTGCGGGATACTGAAGATACGGGTGCGTGAACACCAACGCCCGGGGCATCCGAATGATCCGCAATGCAATCCCGATTGTCCGAAGTTTGAAGTAGGGGGAACTTCAAATGAAATCACTGAGGCGCAGAGTTCCGGCTGACGACGAGCCGGACGTATTTGACAGGCTGTAAGAAATACTGGCAAGGCCGGATAATCGACCTTACCAGTTTGAATATGAACAATCGGAGCGTATGCGGGAAATTAGGAGACGGGCTACTTTTCATCGTCCTCAGGCTTCACGGTGACGTTTTTTTCAAGCAGATATAGCTCAATCGCCTTGACCTTTCCCTTGTAATCGAGATGCCCAACGAGATTAGGCGTTGTTGATGTTTTCGATATCGTTCCGGAAACAATCACTTCTGTACCGGCAGGATATGACGCTGACTCAGTGTCGACATTTGCTCGAATACGGACAAGGTGCTCCTTGTATTCTCTTCCATTTTTATCTTTCTTTTGCTGTTTTGTCTCATAGACCTTAACCGTTTTTTTTGCTTTCATCTTCAAACACAGCCTGACATTTATCGTCGCTCAGCTTCATTGCCTTTATCAACTTGCATTTAATCTCGAACTTCTTTCCAACGAGGCTAGCCTTGGCATTATCCTTTTCGACATCTGTCTTGTCTTTATCCCCGGTGATGGCGGCAATCTCCTCAGCCAACTCCAGCAACGCCTTGTTATCCAGCGGGGCTTCTTCGACCGCTTTGGGTTCTTCTGTGGTTGCTTCCTCGGCGTAGCATACGGATGCGGCGAACAGGACAAGACCGATAATCAGCGCTTTCATGGTTGTACCCTCCTATGTAGTCATAGAACAGGATGAAAGCCAATGAGTCAAGTTGTTTATTTTTAATAGTCTCTTGCTTAGATCACCTTAAGACTGTATATCTCACCCAAAGATGTTGCCCAAGAAAGAGTAACAGGCGTGGCCTAACTTCCGATAATTCTGATTAAAATTGGTAGAAACTTGGTAGAAAATACCATAAGTCCTTTCTAAATCATGTTGGCGATTCTCTGGGGGACAAGAGACCGCAGGTTCGAATCCTGTCTCCCCGACCAGAATGGACTGAGAGCCCTTTTGACAGAATGTCGAAGGGCTTTCTTATTGTCATACATAGGTTTGCATCAACAAGAGAAAAGTTCAAACAGAGGATTTCCAAAATCCTGCGCTTCTCCGGTATTTCTGCGCTA